CTCTCCTTATTTATCCAACGAACTAAACACGGGTTTGAATTTACCTTTAAGCTCCACATTAGTAATATTACATGGAGTAGGTGAATCACTTTGAATTTTAATATTTGCGTCGTGACTAAACGACATAATTTTAGCAACGGTTTCTCCAGAGCTAGTAATAACATCTGTAGGAAATACAGAATCTCTAGCACCTGTTTGTGCGTTATTAAACTCAGTAATCATAGGTGTTCTACCTTTACGAGTTGTAACAATCTTATAGTTTCCAGTTTTACTATGGCGTAAATGCATTGTTCTTAGCGATAAAATACCATCAATAACATTGTTTTGTTGATCTCTAAAAAATATTTCTGACAGTTCAACATTCATTGTATACTTATTACCAAAGTATAAAACATTGCCAGAATTAGAATAGTCTCCTGATAAAACTAATGAAAGTGTATTGTCATTAATAGTTTGAGAAATAATATTTACAATTGTAAAATTCTCATCATCAAATCCATCAAACAAAACACATTGATCGAATAAATTATATTTTAACTCCATAGTAAAAGTAGTTGTATTAGATACAGAATCGTAAGTTGTATTATCTTCAGTAACTGTAAACTTAACTCTGTTATCTAATCTAGGAATAAATTCATTTTCATCATTTGCTGCAACTTTTTGCAAGTAGAGCCTAGTAACTCCATCCATCTCAATGCCTACGACAGCATATAAGAAATCATCATAAAAAGATAAAGACATTACCTTTGCATTATCTTGTAGAATCCATCTATGGAATGCGTTTTGAGTAACCTGATCTGCCGCAAATCTATTGGTATATACATAAATAAAATTTAAATTATCATCATCTAAAATAAAAATAGAGTTTCTAGATCCTGCAACAGTCAGCGGTCCCATGTTTTTAGGGAGATAATCGGGACAGTGTTGACTTACTTCGATAGCATTATTTAAACTAGCAGTTTCTCTAGAAAAATAAATATACATCTTTGATGGTGCAGGGAAATAGATTTGCGTTCCCATAAGAACTGGATCAATCACTGGGCTTGTAGCATAAAATGCAGTAGGTGCAAGCTCAGCCGTAAGAGGTGTAATTCTATTCTCAGATCCTAGTAATTCAAACTGAGTATCACTATCTGTATTGATAAACAAAGAGTTAGCAAACGGAAGCATTGCATTAATCTTTGCATATCTGTTAGAAGATGCTTGCAAATCAATTGGATCGGTATCCGTAATATTTGATGGATCTTCTAACCATAAGTCTTGAAACTTATTAACACGAGAAGAGAACACTGTATCTGCTGCTGATAAAAATAATCTACCACGATAGAATGCAATAGAGTTTAACTCAATGTTTCTAAGCTTACGATCTTCACCCTTTGTTTTAAAAATTACAGGACCGGGATTGTTATTATTGTTGCCCGTAGTGCGAGCGGACCAGTCAATAGTATCTAATGAGAATTCATTTTGATTTTCTAAGGTTAATCGAATAGGCATTCTCTTTTTGTCAAACACACTATGCTCATCTGGTGTTCTAACTTTTTGAGTATATGGTTTACCTTCGCCACCTGATTCAGGGTTTTGAGAAATGATTCTATAAAATCCCGGAGTAGTTCCTGCAAAAGCAATAGCACTAAAGTAAATTTTACCTCTACCATTAGGGTCGCCTTTGTCAGGATAGTATGCAGCAAGTGTTTGTTCTGTTCTATCATTAGCATTAGCTGTAGCAAAACCATTATTAGCAAACATATCTGTATCTAAAGGAGGAAATTTAATTTTACTAAAATCAGGAACAGCCTGACCTAACTCTGGTTTCTCTGGATCGGGATAAAAGAAATCATCTACAAGAAGCAAGGTGCAATCTCTTTTTTCAATCCAGTATTCACTATTAAGATCACCGTCATCTTTTAAAGGTCTTTGTGGACCAGTGCCTCCTAAGTTTACATCTGAGTCAGTAATATCAGGTGGCGTAGGATCAATATCTTTAATACACTCATAGACTTTTCTTTCTGCTCCTACATCTGGAAGAGAGTAGATAACTTCGTCCCCTGTTAAGTTATCAGCATACTGAGAATACTCTTTTGCTTTATTCTCAGGATCTTGTGTAAGCGTGGTGTAGTAATCAATCTTTCTACCAATTAAATCTTTTTCGTTAGACAGTTCTCCAGATAAAGTATATCCAAAGTTTACTGTATCAACTAGTCTAAACTTTGCACTAGTACCAACTTCATTAATAATTGTAATAACATCATTAAGTTTATATCCAGATCCATTTTGTTCTACGCTTTTAAGGCTTGCGACACCGCCCGTCTGATTAATATTAACGGTAACTTTTAATGGATCACCAGATCCGCCCTCTGTATCGTAAATTGTAAAATCATTAAATGTATCACCGGCTTGAAAAATTTGTGCTTGAGAATCTAAATCTTTTGTTAAATCAAAAGCATCTCCTACATCTTCTGAGGTAAATCCTGCCTTAACAAATCTATTTAAGATAACAATGCTTTGTCCAATTGACACAGCTTTTAAAGCATCTCTTGCTTTTACGCTAGTGTTTGGTCTGTATGTAAGATACTCTCTAACTTCTGTAGGAATAGCTCCAACTAAAGATGTAATGTCTTGCCATGTATTGTCTGTAATTTTAAATACTCTAAGCAAATCAGTAGCATCTACTGAATAATCAATGATAATTAAATATCTAATCTCATCACTAATATCAAACCAATAGTACCAAAGATCTTGAGATCCATCAGCTTCTACACCTAATTCAAAAACTCCATCTACTTGAGAAGAAAGAAACTCAAATCCAGATCGTTTACTAATAGACTTTTCAAGAGTAACAAAACAGTTATCAATATTCTCAGCTTCAGTGGGAAGACGTTTGGTTGGAGCTTGTCTACCTACGCCAGAAGAAAAGGTGAAGATAGGTAATCTAGTTGTAAGCTGTCTTCTTTTAGCCATGAGAGTGTCTCCAGAATCTAAATCTAGACGGATCATTAGTAACAAAACCTCTGTTTCTAAATGATCTTCTAGCTAAATCGCCTTGGAAAATAGTTCTTCCTTTGTGTTTAATATCAGCACCTTTACCTTTAGCACCTAATACACCTTCTTTTAAAGAAAGGAATGCATCAGCTGAGTCATCGCCTTGGGTAAGCATCTGATACATACGACTTGCACTAGCAATAATAGACTTTTGAATAGGAGTATCCATGTCTTCCCATTTCATATACTGAATAAACTCAATAGTATACTCAGTATTTTTATCAAACTTATCAGTTTGTTCTGTTACATTAAAAAGATAACCATTAGGTTCTCCTCTAATTCCAGTCTCTATCATGTAACCATCATATCCATTTGTCGTATCATCGCTTGTATGTCCACTGACTAAACGAGCTGACATAATATCATTAGGCAAATCAATTCTACATGTAATAGGATCTGGTTTTAGTTTTCTAACATAAGTGTTAGCGGCGGTTCCTCTTAACAAAAATTCTTCTGCTGCTCTATCTAAAATAAACTCAGCAATACTGGTATCAATACCAGAGTTCTCGTCAAGATCAGAAACAAGATCTTCACCAGAAGCCAAAAGCATTTCGTTAATAGCCTGTAATCTAGAAATGTAACCCATGAAGAACCTCCTTAAAAAAACTGCAAGTCCCCTTTCGGGGACAAGCAGCGTAATATTAAATTTTTATTTAGGCAGGATGATATTCAGCAGTCATGCCGAGAGCCTTTTGCAGACCAGCGCGACCGTCCGTGTTATTATCATCAGCAAGCTCACCCATGTCAGAGTGAACAGTAGCACACTCAGGCTTGAGTACGCCAGTACCAGCCATCATAGAAGCAACCGTAAAGACAGTGTTACGACGAACATCATCAACGGTATCCACCTTCAGACCCTGAAGCTTCAGAGCAGCAACAGCACCAGATTGGAAGGTCACAGCCTTAATCTCGTGAGTTGCACCGCCACCACCGGTGTCAGATGCATTTTCCTTGAGTTCATAATCAAGGTTGTAACGAGCTTCACCAATCGTGGTGGTT